GTCTACGCGCCGCACGTAGTTCGACCCGACCATGACGAACTTCCCGTCCACGAATCCGCGCTTACAGAACTTCGGTGGCACCGCGAACGGGTTATTGCAGAAGTAGACCCGGTAGCCGCCATCGGGCGCCGGACTGGGCGCCGTCCAGGTCAGCCGGACCGATCGGCCGGCGCCGCTCTGGCCGGCGGCCACCACGACTTCCTGGCTGGGATCGGTTTCCACGCCCGCGTTCACAGCGGTGACCATGAAGGCGTAGTCCTGGGTGCCGCCGCGGAAGTTGTCCGGCAGGCTGCCGCCGCTGATGGCCGACCCGGCCAGGTTCGTCGGCGGGTCACCCGGCAGCGTGCACCACGATCGGTGATCCGCATCCACCGCCGCGATCACGTCGTCGTCGCCGGTGTGCGAATACTGGTTCCCGCCCATTTCCGGGGTGTCCAGGCCCAGGCCGTGCGGCCACCAGCCACCAGGCACGCCACCGTAGGTCCGCGCTTCGACCGGCCCCGACTCCGTGCCGGACCCGCCGCCGCCGGTGTCCGCGTCGAACGGGGTGTCCGTGACGGACCCGTAGATGATCGGCACCGCTTTGCCGATCCATTCGGTCGGGCAGTCCGGGAAGTCGTCCACTTCGATCGTGCGGCTGGGCACCTGCAGCGGATTCGACCCGACCGCCGCAAACTTCGCGCTCAGGATGTCCTTTGCCTTGAATTCGAACAACAGGGGCGACTGCGGCTGGTAGTCGGTGATGTAGCCCCTGATGACGGTCCGCGGCAGCAGCAGCGCGCGCCGGCTGTCGTCATCGATCATCCGAACGACCGCCGGCCGGTTTTTGAAGTATTTCGTGCTGTCGGCCGCCAGCAGTCCGCGGATGTAGCGATCGGCATCGTGGGCGATCCAGCTGAAGTCGGCGGTTTCGAACTGCCCTTCGCGGTCGCTCAGCGCGCGCGACAGCCGCCCCCACTGCGTCACCCGGCTTTCCTTGAACCCGCCGTAGTAGTCGGCCGGGTCCGGCAGGTCCACGTTTGACCAGACGTGCAGGTCGCCCTGCTTGTCGGTCAGCTCCACCCAGGTGATGCCGATGCCGTTTTCCGGCAGCTCGGTTTCGGTCGGCGCCGGATCCACGCCGTCCCCGAAGATCAGCGCGCGATAGGTGACGCCCGACAGGTTGCAGTTCGCCCCGACCGTGAACTGCCCCACCGTGTCGAACGCCGTGATGCGATCGGTTCGTGTCGTGCCGTTGAAGATCGTGCGGCTGGTGCTGCCGTTGCCGTCGCTGAAGAAACGGTAGTGCCGCTCGCCGGCGTTGCCGCTGTCCTCGGGAATGACGATCACCAGCCCAGGGTTCACGTCGATGTCGAACGTGATGTCCCTGGGCGAACTGCCGTTCCCCGTCCAGGTCACGATGTCCAGCAGCTTCTTCGCCGTGAACGCCGCCGCCGCCTTCGTCAGCAGCAGGGCGAACAGATTCGTCTGGCTGCTGCCCTGCAGCCCCGTGCCCACCTGGAAGGTGCCCGTGCCGACCGACTGGATGCGATCGGCCACGCTGTCGGCGCCCGGCTGGCCAACGTCGATCTGGAACGCCTTGTCCCCGACCGTGTTCGTGTCGCGGTAGAACACCCTGGAACTGACGGACCCGGCCCAGTCCGACGCCCAGGTGAAGATCGCGTCGATGACGAAGGTGGGGTCGTCCAGCGCGAAGTTCACGTCGTCGTTCAGCGACCCGTTCTGATACGAGTTTTTTTCGTCCACCAGGCCGCGCACCATGCGGCCCGACTCGTCCTGGATGGCCAGGTAACGGAACGTCTGCCCCGTCGCGTTGATGGACGTGCTGCCGCCCTTGATCGTGAACCCGCCACGGTAGACCCGACACAGCCCGGAATCGGCAGGATCCTGGGTGGCGAAGACGTGCGAGTAGTGGCCATCGGCGGCCCAGTCGCGGCACCAGACCGCGCTTTGTGGGTTGCCGACAGACCCTTCGCCCAGGATGATCATGAACGTCGGGAAGAAGTTCGGGTCCGCGAACGCCACGTCCTGGGCCTGGTTGTTCCCGGTGCCCGATCCGACTGCCACGACGATACTTTCGTCCGGGTCGTCCTCTTCTGGGGCCGTCCCTTCCCAATCGACCAGGAAGAACGCGCCATAGATCACCGACGTGCCGCTGCCGCTCGGCCCATCCACCACGCCGATTTCGATCGTGTCGCCAGGCGCCACTGCCAGCGTGCCGGCGTCCAGGAACCAGCCGCCAGCCGGCCCAGTCTGCGCCGTGGTCCACCCCGCCGTGGACAGCACAGCGGCCAGGGCGCCGCTGTCAGTCACCGACCCGTTCACGCGAATCCGATATTTCCAATTCGCGCGCTGCATGTTCGCGTAGATGATCGGGCGGACCGACTTGATCACGGTGCCAGCGTCGAACCCCAGATCGACCAGGGACGGCACGGTGAAGGTCTGCGCCTTGCTCACGGTGTCGTTCGTCAGCCCGCCCGTGGTCGTCTTCACGGGGTGGCCGATGACGCGCCGCCAGATCGGATCGCTGTTGATCCAGTCCTGGTCGGTGCCGTTCCCGTTCACGTGGCACAGCGTCATGCCGCCGTCAGCGGGTTCCGCCGCGTCGTCCACCACGAATTCCGCCAGCCGCCACAGCCCGCCGCCGGCGCTCGGCGTGGGATCCATCGACAGCGAATTCCCCAGGGACGATAGGTGGCCCAGCCCGGTGGTCTGGACGGCGGACCCGCTGATCACGCTCACGCCGTCGATCTTGATCGTGGTCGTGCCGCGGAACACGATATGGCCGCTCAGCCGATACCAGCGCCCCGTCGCCAGCGTCACGCTGCTGTCGCTGCCGATCTGCTCGGCCGTCCCGTTGCCCTTGCTATACAGCCGCACGACGCCGCCGCTGTCCAGGGTCAGATACCAGGCGTTGTCGATGCCCTCGACCGTGCCGTCCCCCTGCAGGAACCGCGGTTCGCCTGACGTGGGCAGCTCATCGACGTAGATGTAGCCGCGCCAGTAGAAGTCGGCCAGGTTCGTCGGGAAGTTCGTTTCGGGGCCGTCCAGCGTGCCGGATGTCGGGATCCGACCCGCGCGGAACGCCTGCGCCCCGCGGCGCCTGCCAGGCGCCAGGGACGGGTGGCCGGTTCCCTGATTCCCTTCGGCTGGCCGCAGGGAAATGTCCAGCAGGTTCCCGGAAAGTGTGCCGATGCGGGCCATGATTTACAGCGTCAGCCCCCGCCCGACTTCCGCGAATTCGACCGGGATCGTGTTGCGGTCGATGAACTGCCGGGTGATTTCCTTCTGGGTGCTCGCCCACCGGACGAACCAGGCGTCGTTCACCGTGCCGTCCGGCACCAGCAGGAACGGCCGCACGCGCCCGCGCGTGTCGCGCCACCAGGCGTCCAGGGCGTCCGCCTGGGTGTCGGGGCTGTCCAGGCTGCCCTGGAACCCGCGCACCGTGACGCCCAGTTCGTAGATGTTGCTCACCCCGTAGTCGGTCGTGTGCTCGACCACGCGCCGGTCCTCGCGCACCTTCACGCCCCAGTCGATGTTCGGGTCCAGGCTGCGGAACAGGCTGCCCATCACGAATTCCCCGATGGCCACCGCGGCGCCGTTCGTCCCGACCACGACCAGGCGCCAGAACCGGAACCCGCTGGCGCTGTAGCCGCTCAGCGCCCGCAGGTCCAGCCAGGGGTTCGTCGGGTAGCCGTCTTCCTTGTAGGCCGGGATCGTGATCTGCTGGTTGAAGGTCGGGCTGCTCCAGCTGTCCGTCGCGTTGCCCTGGATGCGCACTTCCAGGCCGGCCGTCAGGTTGTGATGGATGATCGCCACCAGGTCCACGCGCTGCGCACTGGTGAAGTCGAACACCCAATTTCCGGTAGTGCCGGTCAGCTTCGCCGGCTTCGCCGGGTTCAGGTTGGCGATGTTTTCGGCCGGGTAGGCGGAATCCTCCGTCGTGGCCACGATGCTGGCGTTCGGCGTCACGTTGTCGCTGTAGTGCTGGTAAACCGCGTTGACAGGCATCAGGCTGTCCCCAGTGCCGACCGCAGGTTCGTCCGCGCGCCGGCCTTGTTTCCGCTCACCGCGTCGATCAGCTCCGGGATCACGTCACGCCGCACGGTCTGCCGATCGACCTGCTGCGCGTAGACGTTCATCGTGATGTTGACCGGCCCACCCCTGCCGCCGGTCCCGCCGTTGCCGACGCCGATCGACTCGAAAATCTGCTTGAAGAAGCTGGCCGGGCCGCCGACTTCCGGTTCGCCGCCTTCCCCGAAGAACGTGGCCACGCCGCGCGAACCGCTGGCGTAGATGCCCTTCGCCGCGCCTGGCAGCGCCGGTTCTTCCGGCGCCGCGCCGGCCGGCGCTTCAGGCGGGTTCTGCACGTCGTAGCTGACCGGAATCGAAAACCGCAGGCCGCCCAGGATGTTTTCGACCCGGTTCCTGACGCTGGCCGCTTCCGGTCCCAGCTGGCCCAGGGCCACCTTGATGTCCAGGACCGCCTTGTCGAAGGCGTCCGCGGCGCCCTCGGCGCTGTCGGTGTTTTCCTTCTCCACCGTGTCGGCGGTGTCCTTCGCCTGCTCGTCCACTTCCGCGAACACCGCCAGGATCTGTTCGATCGCCGTCTGCGCGCCCTCGGCGCCGCCCTTTGAAGACGCCCACAGCGTATCAACCGCCTGCAGGGCCTCGTCGGCCGAATGGCCGGCCTTCAGATACTGTTCCCGGACCGCGATCACGGTCTGCTTCCACGCCTCGCCACCGGCCTCCAACTTGTTTTCGGTCGTCAGCAGCCCCTTCAGCTGCTCTTCGAACTGGCCGACCAGATCCCGGCCCGCCAGCTCGTCCTTCGACGGACCGCCGAACAGGCCCTTGACGAACCCGGCGGCCGCGCCGATGCCGCCGCCGATCAGGGTGCCGATGCCAGGGGCGATCAGGGTGCCGATGCCGGCGCCCGTCTGCAGGCCGGCCAGGGTGTTCGCCCCCTTACCCTTCGCGTTCAGCAGCTGGAACAGACCCGACGCCGCCAACAGGCCGCCGCCGCCGAACCGCGCCAGGTTGCCGGCCAGCCCGCCGGCCGCGCCGGCCTGCAGCGGCCCCTGGTCGCCAGGACCACCGCCGCCGAAAGGCGACAGGCCACCGCCGCCGCCGAACAGCCCGCCCAGGATGCCGCCACCACCACCGCCGCCGCCGCCGAAGACGCCGCCACCCCCACCGCCGAACAGCCCGGAGAACGCGCTACTGAAGGCGCCGCGCTGCCCGCTCAGCGCACCCAGCATGCCCTTCAGGAAGCTGTTCACGAAGAACGACAACAGCGATTCCAGGATCTTCGTCGCGCTCGCCTTCAGGCTGCCCCAGATGTCCAGGAATCCATCCTTGAACCCCTTCGCGCCCAGCAGCATCTGCGCGAACGTCCCTTCAGCTGCCGTGTTCAGCTGGCCCAGCACGCTGCTGATGCCCGGGAAGATGTCGGTGCGCCAGACGGACGGCAGCCGGCCCGACGCCGACACCTGGGCGTCGATCATCTTGTTGTAGGCGTCCTTCAGCTGGGCCGTGGTCGCCGTGCCGCTGTCCTTCAGGATCTGGAAATTCCGCTGCGCCGCGTCCGCGGCCTTCCGCAGGTTCTGCGGGGTTTCGATCCCGAACGTCTTGTAGGCCGCGTTCAGCCGTTCCTGTTCGGTCCGCGCGATTTCCGCCGCCGCCGTGGTCTGCGGCAGCAGTTCGTTCACCTTCTCCAGCCCGACCGTAGGGATCTGCGGGAAGCTGGCGACCAGCGCCGTCGCCGCGCCGCGCGCGCGCGCCAGGGCCGCCGTGGCCTCGTCCACGCCGACGCCGGACTGCTTCGCCTGCCGGTAAAGCTCTTCGTATTTCGGAATCAGCGCGATCAGGACGCGCTGCAGCGGCACGCCTTCGTCCGTGGCGCGCTTCTCCAGGGTGGCGTAGTCGGACAGCGCCGTCTTCACCGACGTGCCCGTGACGATGCCCAGCTGTTCCAGGGCCTGGCGCTGCTGCTCGATTTCCTGGGTGTGCTTCTCGGCGGCCTGCTTTGCCTGCTCCTGGGCCTTTTCGTTGGCCTTCAGGGTGTCGTTGACCTTCTTTACGGTTTCGTCCGACAGCCCCACCTGCTTCGCCCAGGCGTTGAACCCCGTTTCGTTGTTCTTCAGCTGGCCTACCAGCTCCGACAGGCTGAATCCGGTGGCGTCGATTTCCGCCTTGATCTTGTTCTCCGACGCCGCCACCACGTCGGCCAGCGCCACGCGCTTTTCACGGATCGCGTTCGCGTCCAGCTCGGCCTGCAGCTGGTCACGAATCGGCCCCAGGGTGGCTTCGGTTGCCGCGTTCAGGTCGATCTGGGCCTGCACGGCCTTCAGCTGCGCTTCGGTCGATTTGTCGAACCGCGCCTTGCGGATGTCTTCCAGCTTGTTCACGACATCGACGGCTTTGGCGTAGTCGCCGTGCACGTCGATGCCTGCGGCCAGGGCCTTGTTGATTACGTCCTGCTTCGCCGCGTTCACTTCGGCCGACAGCGCCGCTTCCGCCTGGCGCTGCTTGTAGTCCACGAACACCTTCGTGGCGATCACCGCCGCGGCCGTGATGGCGCCGAACGCGATTTGGCCGGTGGTCAGGTTCCGCGCCAGGTCGATCAGCCCGGACGACACGCCGCTGATCGCGTTCTTCACGCCCTGCAGGCCCACGGGCGCCCGCAGGATCTGCACGACCAGCCCGGTCACGTCGGTGCCCGTCAGGCGCGATGCCGCGCCCAGCGCCACGATCGGCGTCACGATGGCCGCGGCCGCGGTCCCCAGGATGGTGAACGCCTTCGCGTGGTCCCCGACCGTCTGCACGATCGGCGTCAGGATGCCCAGCAGCGCGCCCAGGGCCGGCTGCAGCTGCTTGCCGATCTTCTGGCTGGCGATTTCCGTCTGCGCCGCGAACCTGGCCTGTTGGCCGGCGGCCGTTTCCAGCAGCCGGGCCGCGTCCCCCATCTGCGGCTTGGCTTCCTTCACGATCCCGTTGAAGATGGCCTGGCGGATCGATGCGTCGGACGTGGCCTTCGACAGATCGGTGGCGCTGAACCCGGCTTCCACCAGGATGTTCGACAGGTTCTTCGTCACGCCGGCGTTGTCCACCAGGATGCTGTTGCCGTTCTTGATGCCCTCGGTGGCGGACGTGACCGCCTGGCCGAACGACAGCGCCGCCTGCTTGCCGAACGCCGCGGTGTCCTTGAACCGCTTCACCAGCTCGATCGCCTGGTCCAGCCCGAACCCGGCGGCCAGCAGGTTCTTCAGGGCCGTGGCCGCGTCCCCGACCGACAGCAGGCCGTCCTTCGCCAGGTCGGCCGCCGCGGCCTTCGCCTTCTCGGCGTCCTGGCCGAACGCCGTGGCCACCGACGACAGGCCGATCAGGCCCGCGTCCAGCCGGTTCGCCGCCTGGATGGTGTCCCGGAATCCGCTGACCAGATTGCGGGCGACGACACCCGCCAGGTTCCCCAGCGCCACGCCCGCCGCGATCGCGCCCGCGCCGGCGCCGCGCGCACCCTGCCCCAGGCGGTCCAGCCCGCGGCCGGAATCCTCCGACGACTTGCCCACGTTCTTCACAACCGTGTTCAGGTTGTCGAACGTGCCTTTGGCTTCGTCGCGCGCCTTGATCAGGATTTCGATTTCGGTGCGGGTCAGGGCCATCTACCGTTCACCCTCGGCCGGAATCGCCGCACGGCTTCCACGTGCCGGCAGTCAGGAATCCGTGCCACCGGCAGCCGGTCAGGCGCCGAATGCTGGGGGCCACGCTCGGCTTGTCCACGTCGCCGTTCCAGTCCCAGGTCGGCTTCTGCCCGCTGGTCGGGAACGGAATCACGCCTGGTTCGCCGCAGCCACATGGGCAGCCGTAGACGATGCCGGTGTTGCGGTCCAGCATCTGGAATTCGCCAGGCGCCAGGCTGTAGATGTCCACGCCGTCGTGGCGCTGCGCCGGCACGTCGGCGGTGTGGTTTTCCACGGTCAGCACTCCACCAGGTAGCCGGGCTGATCCTTTGCACCGCCGCCCAGGAATCCGTGGTAGCCGTCGATCTGGATGCTGGCCCATGCGACGACATCGGGCGGATCGCCGCGGCGGTGCCATCCGTCCGGCGTGTTCGTCGCCGGCGCGTCGATGTCCCAGTCCCCGCCGGGCGTCTTCACGACCAGGTGCGGGCCGTTCCCCCGCTCGGTGCGGTGAATGTTCCCGGCGTGATGGCCGGCCAGCCAGGGCGCCCACCACATGGCCCCGACGCCGGCGGTGCGCAGCGTGCACAGCTCGCCGGTGTCCGCGCGCGCGTATTCGCGGTCCGTGAACAGCTGCCAGATGTCGTCTTCCAGGAACGTGTAGCTGCAGCCGTCGCAGGCCGCCGGCCAGCGCGGATCGTCGTGGGGCCACCTGTCGCCGCTGATCACGTCCTTCGGCCATTCGACGCCAGGAAATGGGCCGACGACATCCAGCGGCGCCATCGCGTCGTGGTAGCCCATGCGGCCCGGACAGTCCCGCGTTCCCGGCTGCTCAGCCATCCGATAGCGCCGCAGCGACCGGACGTAACGCCCGGTCGGCTCGATCAGGAAACAGCGGATCCTGGTGCCCATCCCCGATCACCCTCCAGCCGGCGTCCAGCGCAGCGCCTGCAGTCGTTCCTGCTCGCGCGCGAACGCGCGAAACGCCACACGGACCAGCGGTGTCAGCTTCGGCGGTGCCAGGCCCAGCAGCCGGCAGTCTTCCCAGACCATCAGCAGCTGCCAGACTTCTTCCGGGATCGCGCTTCGCGGGCAGGTGAACATCGGCTGCTTCACCGTGTCCGCCTTCGATCCCACCATGTAGGCCGGCCGAATCAGCCGGCGTTCTGGCACGGCCGCGAAGATGCCGCCTTCCCGATCCCAGTCCTCGACTACCTGGCCGTGCTTGCCCAGGTGCTTTGTTACGACGGTCTGGCGTTCGACGTGCCAGGCTGCGGGTTGTCCGCCGTCCGGCGGGCTGCCGCAGTTCCGCGCCTTCTGGATTCGCGCCGGGCACTGCCGGCAGTCGTAGTCGTCGCTGCCGGCGTCACCGCTGCGCCAGAACCAGAAGGCTGCGCGAAAAAACGCGGGTCCACTTCCTGCTTCCCGCTCAGCTCGATGATCTTCATGGCCACGAACAGCGCCTGGCCCGACAGCGCGCCGCAGATGCGGCTGAACTGCTCGCCGTTCACGATCGGGTAGCTGTCCTGGCCGCGCTGGCCCGGCTGCAGCTCGGCCAGCAGGCCAGCGCGCAGCGCCATGCGCAGCGGAATGGTCAGCCCGCGGATCGCCGTGATGGTCTGGCGGAATCCGGCCGCCCCCATTTCGAACCCCTTCACCACCGCGTCCTGCACTTCCGGCGTCCAGCCGGCGTCGGTCCGCGTCGTGTCGGGCGCCGCCAGGCCGGTGCAGGCCACCATGATCGACTTCAGGCGCGCCAGGTCCGGCCCCCAGGCGGGCACGATGTCGTATTCCACCGGGTTCGGATCGGATTGGTTGCCGGGCAGGATGCCGTCCGGGATTCGGATGGTGTCGTCAGCGTAGGGAACGTGGAACATCGTGGGTTTCTCCCTTTGATGCAGGTCGGGGCCTGATCGTCATGACCAGGCCCCACATGCGCACTCGATCTGTTGGACCGCCTTACAGCTCAGCCAGGAACACCTGGTCGTTGCCACTCTCGGCGTAGCAGACGCCTGGCACGGTGATTTCCTTCAGGCCGATGTCGCCCGGCACGTCAGGGATTTCGAATTCGACATTTGGGGCGACCATCGCCACCATGCTGCCGTTCGTGTCCCCGACCAGGCAGCGCAGCACCCCTGACACGACGGTGTTCGCCAGACCCAGCAGGGTCGTGTCCTCCAGGTAGAACGTCACTTCCACGTTCACCTGCCGCAGGTTGTTCCTCCCGCCGATGCCGCTGGCCTTCGACGTGCCCAGTTCCTTGTTCCGCAGCACCAGCTGGTTGTTCATGGTCAGCTTCACCGCGGTGACCAGGAATGCCGCGTTGTCCACCCAGAACCCGCCGACCAGGCCGCTGGCCGGCGCGCCCACCGTGGTGTGGCTGCCAGGCTTCGCCTGCACGGTGGCGCCGCCGCTGCTGTCGCCGTAGTCGCCGGCCGGCCCCTGGATGGCCAGCATGACTTCCTTCGTGCCGTCGAAGCTGGCTTCCAGCTGGTCCACGACCGCGCCGTAAACCGCCTGCTTGAACCCGCCGGCGTTGTAATACTTGTAGATGGCCAGCGATTCGGTGATGTTGCTGGCCAGCTTGTAGGTGATGCCGATCACCACCGCGTCGGCCACCGCCGGCGCCGCGCTCAGCGCGTCGAACGTGATCGCCGTGCCCACCACGGTCTTGATCCGGGTCACTTCCCGGTGGCTGTCCGACGCGAACGTGAAGACCACCAGGTCACCCACGGCCACGCCCGTGGCGTCGGTCAGGTCGCAGCTGGTCGTGGTGGGCGTCCCGGCCGCCACGGTCGTAACCAGGCTCAGGACGTGGTTCCCGCCGAATCCCGCCTTGATGAACTTGCCGACGTTCGAAATGGTGCCCAGCGTGCCGCTGGGTTCCCACATGATTTCGGACAGGTTGAAGGCGGACGTTTGCCGCCGCGGCAGTGACTGCGCCTGGTCCGGCGTGCCGCGCTTCTCCGGGCTGGGTTCGCGGTTCTTTTTGCTGGTCAGCGCCAGCTGCAGGATGCGGATGCCGTCCGTGGCGCTCAGCGCGTCCGCGGGCACGACGCTGTAGGCCGACTCGACCAGCGCGTATCCCTGTTCAAGTGCTCCGGTTTCGATCGTCATCGCGCATTCCCCCTACCAAAGAAAAGGGGCTGCCCGGAACCGTTATGGTTCCGAACAGCCCCGGTTTCTCCGTTCGGCTGTCCGACTACGCTGCCCGCCCTACCCGAAATTTCGGGTTCAGGGCGCCGATGTCTCTTCGCCCTGCCCCTCGGCTGCCTTCCGCCGCCGTCGTGCCCTGGGCGCCGCCTGGGGCGGTTCCTCGGCCGTCGCCGGCTGCTCGTCCGTTTCCGCGGCCGCTTCGGCCGGTGCCTCGGCTGCCGGCGGCCAGGGTGGCGTGCACTCGAAATGCTTCGCCAGTCCCGGATCGCCCATGATCACTTCGACCGCGTGCCGACTGACCTGGTAGCGATCGCTGCCTTCCTCCGACCCGGCCGGGAAGAAGTAGAACGATCCGCCCAGCGTCATGCCCAGGTCGCCGTCGCCCTGTGGCGCGTCCACCAGGATTCGAATCGGGCTGGCCGGTTCTTTTGTGATGCGCCGGAGAATGAACACGCTGCCCCCCTTCACTCTGTTAGACCGGCTCAGGCCGGCCGGGTGCGACCCGTGAACGCCACGTCCATCCGAACGTAGTGGCAAAGGAACTGCCCCGCGAACAGGATGTAGCCGAACTGCTCGATCGTGCACGGCTGCTGCTGGACGATGCCCGGGATCGCGCCGCCGCCCGACGCCGGGATCGACCCGTAGGCGTTGAACAGGTCGCAGACGTTCCAGGCCAGGTCGCTGAAGACGGTTTCGCTGGCGTTCGCGTCATCGATCCCGAAGAACCCTTCGATCTGGAACTGGAACGTGGTGATGACGTTGCCGCCGCCGATCACGCCGTGGCCGACGTGGCCCGGGTTGCGCACCGGCACCGCGGGGTTCGAAGTCGTCGGGCTGACGAAGAACCCGCAGATCCGATTGTTCGCGGTGTCGAAGAGGTAGTCCCGCAGCTGCTGTTCCGTGCGGATGACGCGCCGCCGCGGGTGCACCTGCCCCGTGTTCGGCACGCCCTCGATGAACGCCACGATCGCGGCCCGGATGTTCGCCGGGTTCAGCACAGCCATCAGGTCGTCCCCGTCTGTCCCTGACCCGGCTTCAGCAGCGCGGCCGCCAGCTGGTCACCCAGGATCGTGAACATCTGCTGGACGCGGGGTTCAGCGGCCCGGACGCCATCTTCGAAATACCCCTTGCCCTCGATCCCCTGGGCGATGATGGACTGCGCGATCGCCCACTTCGCGCGGCTCGCTTCGTCCGCGCTCAGGCCCAGCTTGCGCTGCGCCCACAGCCCGATCGCGTCGATGCCCAGCCGGCTGATCGGTTGGCCCGACCGCCGGCCCTCTTCCATCACGATCGCGTAGGGCAGGCTGCTGAAGACCCGGCCCAGGACGTTGCCGGCCAGGTCGGCGCCGCCGACTTCGATCCCGCCCGTCTGGGTCGCCGGGTCCGCCCCGAACGACTGGGCCAGGGCGCCGGTGTCGCTGAACCGTCCCGCTTCATCGCTCACCCGCCCGGCCACTTCCAGCAGCGCCAGGTGGATGGTGTTCCGCACCAGGTTCGTCAGGACGCGCCGGCGGTCGCCCTCGACCCACAGCGGGATCTGCGGCACCTTCACGAAGATGCCGGTGGGCCGTCCGCCGTGGCCGCCGAATCCCCCCTGGAAGGCGTCAGACGCCATCAGTGGGTGCGGTCAGGGTGCGAAATGAACCCGCCTAGCCCGCCGAACCTCCACACGGGCTGTGTGTCCAGGTCCAGGAACGCGCTGGCGCCCTTCAGGTTCTCCGACGTGCCCTTCCCGACCAACTGCTGATACCAGGCCAGCAGTTCCTTCGACCGGCTGCGGAACACGTCCGACTGGCTGCGCCGGTCCACCACGTCGCTGGGCAGGGACGTGTTCCCGGTGTTCTGCGCCGCCTTCACCGCGGCCAGCTCCAGGATCACCGACGCCGACAGCAGGATGATCGCTTCGGTGTCGCCCTCCAGGATGGTCGTGCGGCTGGGGCTGTTCTGCTCGTCCAGCACGTGCGGATTCGTGTATTCCAGGCGGATCACGTCGTTCGCCGCCGGACGGTCGAACAGGAATTCCAGCGCCCAGTCGCCGCCGGGCACCTGCCGCGTGCGGTAGCTGTTCTGGTCGATCGTGCCCTGGGCCTGGCTGGCGTCGTCGTAGGGCCAGTAGATGGCGCTCAGGCTGCTTTGTCCCGGCACCCAGGCGTCCGGGTCGATCTGGCTGCTCAGCTCCAGCGCGGCCGCGCCCAGGTTCGCGTCGGCCACGTTGTCCACGAACGTGGTGCCGGCGCCGGACAGCTGGGTGCCGACCAGCAGGTGATCGCCGTCCAGGTCGTCCGCGGCCGTGCGGTAGACCTTCCAGCCCGCGAATCCAGCCGGCAGCGCCGGCAGCTGCACGTTCACCTGGCCGTCCGTGGTCTTGTCGGCCACGGTCACCGTGGTGGTCGGCGCGCCGGCCTGGGTTTCCTGCTCGCCGGCAGCGTCTTTGATGTAGCTGACGCGGTAGGTGTGGTCGCCGTCGTCCACGTTGCCGGCGCCGGCGCCGGCCAGCGCCGCCGTGGCGCCGCTCGGCGCCGCCTGGTTCGTCGGCAGGATGCTGCTGCTGCCGGTCAGCTGGAACCGGAACCCGGTGGCGGTTACCGTGTAGTCGAACACCCGCAGGTTCGGCTTGTCGCGGCTGAAGATGGCGACCGCCTGGCGGATCGCTTCGTTATAGTCGCCCGGGTCGGTCAGCAGCAGCTTCAGCCCGGTGGCGTTGTCCGCGCTGTTGTCCTGGGCGACCTGCTTGGCGATGCGCCGCAGCGCCGCGCGCGTGATGCCCACGGGTTACCCTTCGTAGACGATGACTTCGGCGCCCGCCCCGGTCACCGTCACGTCGATCTGTCCGGTGAATTCGACCGGCGTGGCCGGCGTGAAGTGATCGGCGCCGTTCGCCGCGGCCGACAGCACCGCCAGGATGCGGCCGCCGCTGGTGCCTTCCTTGACCGTGGCCGTGGCCGTGGCCGCGGCCGCTCGCAGGCTGACGCCGCCCAGATACCGCTTCTCCGACCCGCCCGCGCCACCGCCGGCCAGGAACGTGCCGCCCGCGCTGGCGTCCACTGCCTTCTGGAAATTGCTGCCCATCTGCGCCCCCTGAAACGACAAACCGGACCAGCCGGCCGGAATGGACCAGCTGGCCCGGTGGACTGTAGCACGTTCCGGGGCGATCAGTCGCCCAGGGGCACGTAGTCGATCTGCAGGGTGGCCGCGCCCCAGGTGGGCGACGATCCACCGCTGACCGCCACCGCCACGCTGATCGTGGCGTCCTTCGCCACGTCGGCGGCCGCCGCCGCCAGGTCGGACCCTTCCTTGTCGATCGGCGTGCCGGCCACGGCGGCCGCCACGTCGAAGGCGGCCGCCAGCAGGCTGGTGGCACCGCTCAGGATGTCCAGCGTGTTGGTGCCGTGGGTGCCGCCCTTCAGCCCCAGGTTCAGGGTGGCGCCGATGATCTTGCCGCGCTGCGGCATGCGCAGCTTCCTGGTGCCCGCCACGGTGGCTTCCAGATTCGCGGCCGTCAGCGCCAGCACGATGGACTGCGGACGCTGCATTCCAAGAGAGTATCCCGGTCGGCTCATGTTCTGTTCCCCCTACCTGAAGGTTGCCTGGGGCCGGCCATCCGTAGCCGGCCCCCTTCGTTCGACTGCTGCGCGCCCTTCCGGGCAGGTCGTTACTGGATGGACGCCGCGAACCCGCGGAAGTCCAGCACCGCGCCGCCGTAGACGTGGCGGATGCGGTAGGTGATGGCGTCGTTGCTGAACAGGCTGCCGACGTTCGGCTGGTCCTGCACCAGCAGCTGCGGATCCTCGCCGCCCCAGAATCCCAGTTCGATCATCGGCGTCTGGGACACGTCGGCGGTCAGGAAGTAGTCGGTGGCGTCGGTCCAGTAGTCCACCACCCGCGGCTGGATGCCCTGGGCGCGCACGAAGTTCGGCGCCGAAGGGGCCGCCGTGCTGGTCACGTTCGTGTCCGGCACCGCCCGGTCCGCCCCGGTGATCTGGTAGCCCAGCTCTTCCAGGTCGGTCGGCAGCCAGAGGTAGCGCCCCTTCAGGCCGATCCGCTTGCCGTTCGACATATCGGTCTGCTTCTTCAGCAGCAGCCGAAGGGCCGACACGTTGCTGGCGGACAGCGCGCTGGTGATCAGGTTCAGGTGGCTGCCGCCGCCCGACGTGAACAGCGCATTGCCGTCGTAGATGACCGCGTTCGTGGCCATGAAGTCGAACACGAATTCCCGCAGCGTCTGGTAGGCCGCCCGGGACAGCCGCGTCGGGATCCGGCGGATGGCGCCCACGTCGTCGTTGGCGATCATTTCGATCGTCAGCTGCTCCGTGCCGCCGCGCTTCGCCGGCGCGTAGGTGGCCTCTTCGTCGGTCGGGCTGGTCATCGACGGGTAGGGGTTCCCCTGGGTCACCGTCTGCAGGTTCCCGTAGCCGCCGAACCGCATGCGGCGCTGGGTGCGGAAGTCGCTGACCGGCACGACTTCCGCGATGGTGCCGCGCCACTCGGTCATCGTCTCCAGCTGGTATTCCGCCACCATCCGGCGGGTGATGCTGTCGCCCAGGATCTGGTCGAAGCTGGACGTGTCCAGCGATTCGGTCAGCTTCTTCGCTTCCTGGGTGCGGCCGGTCACGTTCACGTCGCCCGTGATGTCGATGTAGATGTTGCGGAACGACACCGCGCGCGCGCTCGGGTCGATGACGAACTGGCCTTCGGCGGTCTTCTTCAGACCCATGAAGGCGTTCAGCTGCTCTTCGACCTTTTCCCGGCGGCCCTTGACGATCTCGACGCGCGGCAGACCCGTGGCCGGCATGACGATGTTCCCTTCCGCCAGCTTGGCGAACAGGTCCACCTGGGCCTTCACCGCTTCGGTGATCTGGGCCTTCGTGGGCACGTCCTCCAGCCGCTTGGCTTCCGCGATCCGCGGTTCGAACTGCGCGCGCAGCGCGTCCTTCACCGGCTGGTGCAGCGCGGTTCCGCCCAGCTGGTTTTCCAGGAACGACATCCGGCCGTCCTTCGTGGATTCCAGCAGCTGCGCGACGACGCCGGCTTCGGTGATCTGGGTGGCGCCGGCGGCCTGGCGGTCCTTCGCCGCCTTGTCCTCGGCTTCCTTCGTCGCCTTGTCGGCGGCCGCCTTCTCGGCGGCCTCGCGCGCGGTCTTCTGCTCGGCCGTTTCGGCCGGCTGCGCCTTGATGGCCTCGGTGTAGATGCCCATCACCTGGTCTTCGGTGGGGGTTGCGCCCAGGCCGGTCAGCTTGGCGATCAGGGCCTGGTTGCCGCTCGCCTTGATGGCTTCGATCATCTTCTGCAGCATGCGTCCGTCCTCCAGTAGGGTGTGGTGCACCGTGTCGCTGGCCACCAGGCGCAACACGCGCCCACCAGCTGCGGGGTTCGTCACGAAGTCCACTGACGACACCGCTTCGATTCGCTGCACGTCGTAGAACGCGCCGTCCGTGCCCATGACGGTCGTGCTTTCCGCGGTCACGTCGTGCGACAGCCCGAACAGGTTCGGGTTGCCCTCTTCCCAGGCTTCCAGCATTTCCTGCCGCACGCTCGACTTCGTGACGACCGCCGTGGCCGCCAGGCCGAACGTCGCGCTGGTCGCTTCCTTGCCCGGGGTGGGGTTCAGCAGGACGCCTTCGATCGACTTCAGGAACCCCGCCTTGTCCCGCGTGCTGCGCCCGTAGCGCCGCGGGGTTTCCTCGTGGTCCATGTAGATCGACGCGCCTTCGTAAAGGGGTGCCGCTTCCTGCAGAACCTTCCGCTGGTAGCGGTTCCGGTTCTTCGACATCCCTTCTTCGATGACGATCACGCCCCACTTCTTCCCGCTCGGCTTCGATTCGCCGGCTTCCGTCACGGGGCCGATCAGAACGCCTTCGGACACCGGGGTGTAGGTCTGCCGGACCTGAATCGGTTCACCGGCCAGGGCCACGGTGCCGTCGTCGGCCACCGTGTAGGCGACCTTCCACAGCTTCCCGCCCTTGCAGATCACCACGTAGTCATCGAAGACGACTTCGACGTAGCTGTATTCGCCCGGCCCGCTGTTGTAGGCGGTGCTGACCGCCTGCTGGACCTGGCGCATGCGTTCGTTCAGGCTGGTGTCGGCCGCTTCAATGATCCGCGCGTTGCGCTTCGCCACCTGGGTGCCTTCCTTCTGGTCGGCCACGTCCACGCCGGCGGTCTTCGCCAGCGCCCGCGCCTTCTTCAGTGCCGACGCCTTCAGCTCGGCGGACAGCTTCGACTGGGGAATCCGCGCCAGCGCGTTCCGCAGGTGCGGCAGGTCCACCTTGCCGTCGTCGCCCTTCACCGGGAAATGCCGCAGCGATCGCGGGGTCGTTTTCCCGTCTTCCTTCTCGCCGCCGTCCTCGATCACCAGGAACGCGCTGTCCGGCAGGTCGTTGATGTAGGCCGCGTTCCAGGTGGCTTCCCGCAGGTCGGTGCCGCCCATCGCCGCCAGGGCTTCCATCAGCGCCAGGATCGTCGCTGCGTTCATGTGGTCGCCAAAAACAAAGGGCCGGCAGCCAGGACGATCGCGCCCTTCGACTGCCGGCCCGGGTTCTCCGTTTATGGCCGGAACGTATTCGGTTCAGTGGGGGCCGGCCAGGTGTCAGCCTGACCGGCCCCGGTGCCAGGGCGTTCGTCCTCCCCTGGCGATTCGCCTAGAATTTCATCGGCTCACCCCACGATGGCCAGCTGCCTGGTCACGCGCTCGGCGTCCCGTTGCTCGACGCCGGCTGGAATCTCTGGCAGCCGGTCCCGGTAGCTCACGTTCTGGTTCACGAAGACGATCTGGCCCGCCTGGACCTTGATCGTGACTTCGCCGTATTCCTTCCGCCTGGCCATCCCGGTCAGCGTCAGGACCAGCCAGCGAATCACGTCCCGCATGGACAGCGGCTTCGCTGCGTCCATCAGCGGAAGTGCACCCGGGTGCACTTACAGCCGTAGCCGGCGTCAGGCGACATCGTGCGGGCGCCTGTCGCGGGGTCCACGCTCACCCCTTCGTTCAGCAGCGGCTGACCGCATTCGAACCGGCACCCGACGACGATGCCCAGGCCCGCGGCCTTCAGTTCCTGGATCGCCGCGTTGATCTTCTTCTGGGCGTCCCGTGGCAGCACCACGCGCCGGCGGCCGTCAGGATCCCGCGGCACGCTGGCGTCCGGCGTGGCGTCGGCCACGGCTTCAGGGACCAAGATCCCGCTGCCGCGCTGCACCATCGCCCCGGCTGGCCCGGTCACCTTCTGCAGTTCCTGAAGTCCCATCAGAACCTGGGGTCATCGCTTAGCAGCCCGCGCAGCTGACGCCGCGCTCGTGACCGCTGCGACTTGGATGCCCTTTCAGTAATTTGGACTGCCGATCCCCCGGTTTCGTCGCAGATGATGTTCTGGATCGCCGTCTGGTAGGTCGGCCGCAGCTTCGTCACCGCGTCCTGCAGGGCGTCCAGCCGCTGGCCGATGATGGCCCGTTCGTCCGGGTCCACCACGTATTCGTCGCCGGCCGTGCGGACCGCTTCGGCCGCGCGCACCTGGCGCGCTTCCCGGTTGTAGTGGTCCCGGGCCACGTTCACGGTCACCCGATACAGCCAGGTCCGCAGCTCCGAATGCCCGCGGAACCCGTTCAGGCTGGTGCACAGCCGGACGCTGACTGACTGCAGGATGTCCGGCACGTCGTCGGGTCGGCAGGCGTGCCGGCTGGCCACCTGTTCGATGAACCGGCGGTGTTGCGCCAACACGTCGGCCACGCGATCGGCTTCGGCTTCCGTCAGCTGCGCGCGTGGTGGCTTGTGTTCGTGCATCATCCGCCGGTCCTCCAGGGTGTCAGCCCTTCTTCTTCTTCAGCGCCTGGCGCCGCGCGGCTTCGGTCTTCCCGCCGCTGCGCAGATACCCGCGCTTGTAGTGGTGGTCGGTGCTGGCCACGTGCACGACCATCGGCCGCGGCAGCGTCACGTCCTCGGGCAGGTCGTAGCCGCCGTCCTTCTTCTCGACGCCGAAGATACGCGCCAGGCGTTCGGTGGTGTCGTCGTCCAGGGTGTCGTCTTCGAACACCTTGAACTTCTGGCCCGCCGCGGTGACGATGCGCACCGCCGCCGGCGTCCGGGTGATGGCGTTCGCCGGGTAGAACGTCCAGCCCAGCAGCTCTTCGGCTTCCCGGGTCGGATCCACCCCGAACAGCTCGCAGACGTGCAGCAGCAGCGCGCGCGCCGCCGGCGTCCGGTTGTCGTTCCGCTCCGTCACGATGTCCGGCTGGGCGGCCGCGCTCGGCCGCGGCGCCGGCGCCGGCGGTTCCGCCGGGGCTGTGGTCTTCGGCGCCGTCTGCGCCTGGTCGCCGCCCTGCTCGCCGCCGTCCTGGGTTGCGGCCGCGCTCGCCGCCGCCGCGCCCTGGGTGTCCTCGTCCTTCTTCGGTTCTCGCTTCGCCATGACTGTCGTGCCTTTCCGGGCCGCCAGGCCCTTCACAGTTCCGGCCCGATAGGGGCCGGTCGTTCCGCGCCGTTCTTCTCGACCACGACCCGATCGCGCTCAGCCAGCACCTTGTCGGCATGCGCGCGCGCCGTCCTCCGATCGATGCCCTGCTCCACCAGGTCGCTGATGATCTGCTGGCGCTCGGTCAGCTCTTTTTTCGCCATCCCATTGCCTCAAAGATCGCATCGAACGCGCGCGCGATCGGTTCGAATTCATCGTCCTGCCAGACCACCGGATAGTCCCAGCTGTTCGGGGTCGGGTCCGTGCCCATCGGCTTCGTGTTGAATGGCGTGTTGGCCGACACCGGACCGTAGCTGGCGCCCTGCTGCATCCGCCGCAGCTCGGCCATCGCTTCGGGATCGCCGCTGCGGACGACGACATACTGGGCATAGCTGCGTGCCCAGGTTTCTTCGGTGCTGGTCAGGTAGCTCAGATGCTTGCGCACCACGCCCTTCGGGATCGTGCCGTCGCCTTCGTAGCCGCCGCCGCCCGCCAGCCGTTCGTTCGGTTTGGCGTCACGCCAGGCGCGCAGCCGCTGGTAGGTCGGGCTGTTCTTCGCCGCCGTCCGCCACCCTTCCATTGGCGTGCTCGCCCCAGCGATATGGGTGGCATAGGCGCCGCGCTGCTGCACCCAGCTGAACGAACCTTCAGGCATGTTCCGCCCGACCGCGTAGGCGTCGATGTAATGGCCGACTTCGTGAATCAAGGTGTTGATCGGGTGCGCCGCCAGGCCCGCCTTCGACATCTTGATTTCGACCGGGCGCCCGAAGGCGTAGAACTTGAACTGGCCGTAGAATCGGCGCGCGGCGCTCGCCTTCAGGGGGATCTTGTCCAGAATCCCGTCGCTGTGCACCTGATCGATCAGCTTCGCCGCGCGCGCGTGCAGCGACCGTAGCGTGCCCTGTGGGGCCAGCGCGTCCGACACCAGTGGCCCTTCGGTCGGCCCGCCAGGCAGCACGGCCTTGGGGTTCCCTAGCTTCGGCGGTGCGGCCTGTTTGCGCGGCGCACGCCGTCGCCGTGCAGACGGACCAGGCTGTGGCACCGGCTGAGGCTTCGGACCGGCGGGCAGTGGCCCGCCCAGCGCGGTCTGGATCTGCTTCGCGCTGTAGGCCGCGAAGTCGGCCAGGTCGAAGTCGATGAACCCGTTGCAGCGGCACATGATCGTCGCCCCGGCCGCGATCCGGCCCTGGGGCTGCGCCTGCGGGTCGATGGGAAACCGCAGCAGCGCGGTGCCGATCAGCGCCGGCGCCTTCCCCGCCCGTTCGTTGTGCACTTCGACGTGGAACAGGTCCGCGATCGGGATCCCGTTGCCGCGGGCGTAGGTGCGGGCCGCCTGGCGGTGCCCCAGCCGCGTCCGGCCGTCGTTCGCCGCGCGCCAGCCCTTCCGCAGGAACGGGAATTCCTTCGACATTCCCAGCAGCCTGGCGTAGGTCGATTCGTTGAACACGCGCCCCAGCTCGGTCCTGATGATGCGCTCGGCCTTATACTGGGCGCTTTCGAACCCGGCCCCGCCGATCTGCTGCCGCAGATCCACGATCGCCTGGAATCGGTTGTCACCGGCCAGCGCCACACGTCGCAGCGACACCTTCACCTGGCTGGCGAACTGCTGCATGGGTAGGGTCAGCAGGTCCACGGTGTTGTCGAATGCCGCGGTAACCAGGTCCGCGTCCAGCCCGGGCAGTGCCGGCAGCCCCAACTTGGCCGCCTCTATCGGTTCATCGACCGACGACTGCCCCAACACGACCATATCCTGGTAGCTGCCATTCGCGCCCCTGGCGATTTCGGCCGTGGCGTCGGTGATCATCCGGTCCACGTCGGCGGCCAGGGCCGTCAGGTTCACGCGCTGGAAGTCGGTCAGACTGCCGGGGGCCGCCAGCAGCCGCTGGGCCAGATCCTGCTTCAGCGTCTGCAGCCGCTTGTTCAGGGCGACCACGGCCGCGCGCTCGTTCGCGTTGCGGTCCTTCACCACGTCCTGGGCCGCGCGCCGCGCGCGTTCGCGCCGCTTCGTGGGGGTGTCGCCGGTGGCTTCCAGGCGCCGGTCTGGCGGGTCGAACGCCAGGGCCGGGTAGCTCACCGCTTCACCGCCCGGGACAGCTTCCGGCTGACGCATTCGGTGCACTGCACCTGCCCGTCGCCGTTCAGCGCCCAGCCACGCTTCTGCAGCTCGGCCACCAGCCGCTTGTGATCGGCCTGGTCAGGATCGCCCGCGCGCGCCGGCAGCTCCAGGATCAGCACGCTGGGCTGGCACGTGCGACACGGCAGGACGACGCGCACCAGGTTCATCGTCAGGCGGCCGCCCCAGCCGCGCCGGTGGCCGCGTCGGCGTTTTCATCGTCAGGCGGGATCGGGGGGTTCGGGTTGGGGGTCGCCGCGCGCGCCGCCGCCACCGCCGCCTGGCGCGCGTCGTCGTCAGCCTGGCGGTCGGCCTCTTCGTCGTCCACCTGTTCCTGGACCGTGTGCGGGTCCAGCGGAACGCCCAGGTGACCGATCAGGGCGGTCTGCACTTCGATCGCCGCCTGCCTGGACATCGTGCGGTTGTTCAGGGCCGCGTCCATCGCCGTCATCACCGACCCGACCACCTGGCCCACCCGGCTGATGTCCTTCGCGCTGATTTCCGGGACGTTGATTTTGTAGCCCTGCACGACTTCCCGAAACAGCGCCGGGTTCTTCGCCTGGCTGTTCTCCACCGCGAATCGGACGATCGGGTCCAGGACGCCGCCGACGAATTCCCGCTGGCGCGCCGCCGGGGTCTTCATCATCACGTCGTTCTGGCCTTCGATGGTCGAACGGTTGCTGTCGATGTCGCCCAGGTAGCTGACCGGGTAGCCCATGCTGCCGGCAATGTGGACGCGCAGCGCGCGCGCCACTTCGGTCCGGTCCTGGGCCTTCAGGTCCGGGGTGCGGGCCTCC